GAACCGCTCTTCCGATCTCTTTATTTTTTCCCCGCGGGGATTTTTGAGGCTTGCGATTTCGATCTGGGCAGTTCGGCTACAGGCTCAACGATTTCCCTGCACCGTTGGGTTTTCTGTGGTGCTCCTTCCTGACGAGTATTCGAGGATTGGTACCCCTTGAAAGGCGGGTAGAAGTCGTTGAGTCTGTAGTCGAACTGCCCAGATCTCTTTCATTACTTCCCGGACTAGGAGGTAACTCAGTGGGAGGCACCAAAAAGTCTCGGGTCTCAGGGGCTACCACCCCGGAAAAGCAGGAGCATATCCTTATCGGGCTTGCTTATGAGCTCGCCGAGCGCCAATTAAGGGATGGTACCGCATCCCCAATGATCGTTTCACAACTTCTCAAACGCGGAACTCTTCGTGAGGAGCTTGAACTCGAGAAGCTGCGTCGTGAGAATGCCGTTCTTGAGTCTAAGAAGACGGTTCTCGATTCCAACACCAACACCGAACGTCTTATGGCCGAGGCCATCTCGGCGATGCGGTCCTATCAAGGTGATGAATGATGGATAAGCGACTCAACGTCACTGAGCTTTTTCGTCTGAGGACTTTCGAGGACCGATACGAGTATCTTAGGTTGGGTGGGAATGTCGGAGCAAGCACTTTTGGGTTTGACCGATATTTGAACCAGAGATTCTACAGATCTCCTGAATGGTTGTCCGCCAGGAACGAAGTAATACTTCGAGATAACGCTTGTGATCTGGGGATAGACGACCGGGAGATCTATAGCGACATTCTGGTCCATCATATGAATCCGATTTGCCCGGAAGATCTAGAGGACTACAATCCAGACATACTCAATCCTGAGTATCTAATAACAACAACTCTTGAGACACACAACGCCATTCATTTCGGCGACAAGAGTTTACTATATAGTCTACCGCCCGATCGGGCTCCCAACGATACCGTTCCTTGGAGGTGAAATGTCATCAATCGTCGAAGACGTTAAAGAGGTTTTGGGAGTGGACAGCCGAGGCTACAGCTTCGATACCGATATCTGTATGCATATCAACACTGCTATCTCAACTCTTCGCCAACTTGGAGCTACGGACTATCGAGAGTTTATAACCGGTTCGGGGCCTGTCTGGGAAGATGTATTCAAACCTGAGATGTCTCTATTTCTCGTTCGGAGTTACGTATACCTACGATGCAGGTTACTCTTTGATCCGCCATCGAACTCATTCGTTCAGACAGCCATCGAGAAACAGATCAGCGAGCTTGAGTGGCGGATTCAGGTCCTCGCGGAAAGTGAGTCAAAATGACTTTTGATTCCGTAGATGACGTTCTGGCGCATTTCGGCGTCAAGGGTATGAAGTGGGGCGTTCGAAAGCAGCGACCCAGCGTATCTAAGTCACGCTTGACAAACCAGCATGGTGATTACAAGCACGCGCACTCCACTACGCCTAACCATAAGCTTTCCAACAAAGAGCTTCAGCGTCGAGTGACACGTCTTAACCTCGAGAAGCAGTATCGCGATTTGACGGCAAAGCCTCAGAGCAAGTACCGTAAGAAGCTTGGTGAGAAGTATGCCGAGAACTTCGCCAATGTCACTATGAAGATTGCGGGCGCTGCTGCTGGAGCTGCTTCCGGCTACGCCATGAAGGCTCTCCTCGACAAGGCTGTTTCTGGCGGGTTCGATGCTTCTTCTGCTGAGAAGATTTCTAACGGGTTCAACACTGTACGAAAGTTTATGAAATGATCTACGAACGACCCGATGATTTTCTCGACCATAGCGGGGTCAAGGGTATGAAGTGGGGTGTGCGAAAGCAGCGTACGCCTGGAGTAAGTCGAAAGACGGATCGAGCCGCTCGACGAGATGCTCGAGAGTTCACTCAAGCAAAGATGTACTATGGCGAGGGCGCCGGTAATCGCCGCAAGCTCATCAAGGCTAAGGTTAAGCAGCGATCTGTTGATTCCGCATATAAGAAGGCTTTCGACAACCACGTAGCCAATACCGACTGGGAAAAGCGTGCTCAGCAGGCCCGAGGAAAGCGACGCCGACAAGACGCTAAGAACTCCGTTGGTAAGACTGCTCGGGGTGTTCGAAACTTGGCAACTGGAAATACCCGCTATGTCGGGACTGCGGTTTTAGCTGGAGCACTCGCTTTTAAGGGCGGCCAGGCGGCTGGAGTTTTTCCGACTAATGCACAGATAGCGGACAAGGCTATTAAAGCCGGCAGATCCGGATACGAGGCCGTCGCTAAGTCAGGCGCAATGCGTCGAATGATGCGCGAGATTAACATCTACAACGGTAGTCGAAAGTTTAACAGACAGTTCGGCTGATCTTCACGAAAGAGAGTCATTATGGACGTACATTACGACGACGAGGTTCTCGCGCACTACGGTAGGAAGGGTATGCGTTGGAAGATTCGTCGTAACAACACGCCGATTGAAGTTAGTGACGTTGTCCGGTCGAACCGACAGTCACCCGCTCTGAAAGCTAGGGTGCAGCAGGATTCGATTGTCCCGAACCGACAGTCTCCGACCCCCAAGGCTAAGGTCCAGCAGGATTCGATTGTCGCCTCTGCTCGACGAGCCGGAAAGTCTCGAATGGCCGTCCAGCGAGACAAGATCATCGCCAACAAGCGAAGCGATAAGATCCTCGCCAACCTCGAGCGCCTCCGTAAGAAGGCTTAACGTCAAAATAGGAGTTTAGCGATGCTCAGCAACACCGCGACGCCGAAGTACTACGGCGAGTTTCGAGCCAAGGTGCTTAGAGGCGATATTCCGGTGTGTCGGGAGATCGCTATGGAGATGAATCGGATCGATGGGTTCATCGCTGATCCGAACATCTACTACGACGATCGAGCCGTTGATGGTTTTGTCCGATTCGCTGAGGCGGAGATGACGCTGACCGACGGAGAAGAGTTAAAACTCCTAGACAGCTTCCTCCTATGGGCCGAACAAATCTTCGGCTGGTGGTATTACGAGCAGCGGTCCGTTTATGTTCCGAATGAGAACGGTCACGGCGGTCATTTCGAGAGACAGAAAGTAAAGCTCCGACTGACGAACAAACAATATCTGATTGTTGGTCGAGGCGCTGCGAAATCCCTATACGAGACTCTTCTTCAAGCATACTTTCTGGTGATTGATACCACCACAACGCATCAGATAACGACTGCTCCTACAATGAAGCAGGCCGAAGAGGTTATGAGCGCGTTCCGAACAGCTATCATTCGGGAACGAGGTCCTCTCTTTAAGTTTCTGACTATTGGAAGCCCGAACGCGACCTCCAACAAAGCGCTCAGGCCTAAACTCTTCCCTTCTAAGAAGGGCATCGAGAATACTCTAACGGGAAGTCTTCTCGAAGTTCGTCCGATGACAATCGACAAGCTTCAGGGACTTCGTACTAAGATGAATACGGTCGATGAGTGGTTGTCTGGCGATATCCGAGAGGATGTTGTCGGCGCCATCGAGCAGGGCGCCTCGAAGATCAAGGATTACCTTATCCTTGCCGTTTCTTCTGAAGGAACTGTTCGAAACTCTGCTGGAGACTCTATGAAGCTCGAGCTTCTTAAGATTCTCAAAGGAGAGTTCTACGATCCACATACATCTATCTGGTATTATCGATTGGACGATATTAAGGAAGTAGCCAACCCTGAAATGTGGGTCAAGGCGCAGCCTAATATTGGAATCACGGTATCCTACGAGACATATCAACGCGATGTTGAGAGGGCCGAACATGTTCCCTCGGCGCGCAACGATATTCTGGCGAAGCGGTTCGGAATCCCGATGGAGGGGTACACATACTTCTTCACATACGAAGAAACACTGCCTCACCGTCGTCGAGATTTCTGGGGACTTCCATGCTCGATGGGGGCGGACCTCTCGCAGGGTGATGACTTCTGTGCATTTACGTTCTTGTTCCCGCTGAGTCGCGGGGAGTTCGGAATCAAGACTCGATGCTACATCTCGAGTCTCACACTTGCCAAACTTCCGACGGCCATGCGCCGAAAGTATGATGAATTTATCGAGGAGGGTTCGCTACAGGTTCTCGAATGCTCCATTCTAGACATGATGGAGGTGTACGATGATCTGGATCGTTTCATCGATGATTCTCGTTACGATGTTCGGACGTTCGGGTTCGACCCGTACAACGCGAGAGAGTTCGTAGACCGCTGGGAGAAAGAGAACGGTCCTTACGGTATCGAGAAAGTTATTCAGGGAGCCAAGACGGAGTCCGTTCCGTTAGGAGAACTGAAGAAACTTTCCGAAGAGCGTTGTCTCTTATTTGACGAAGTTCTCATGCAGTTCACGATGGGTAACTGCATCACGCTCGAAGACACCAATGGAAACCGCAAGCTTCTCAAGAAGCGTCGTGACGCCAAGATCGACTCCGTGGCCGCGATGCTTGACGCCTTTGTGGCGTTTAAGCTTAACAAGGAGGCGTTCGAATGACTGATTACCTTTCGCACCATGGCGTTAAAGGTATGAAATGGGGTGTTCGTAAAGATAAAGATAAAACTCATCGACAAGGAGCAATGGCGGGGTATGTAAAAGTAGCCCAACGCATTCAAGATGTCGAGAAAGTAGTCGACACTAAAAGCTCTAAAGCAGTGAAGCTAAAGGCCGGGAGTACTCTATACAGAACGCATAGGGATAAAGCAGGCAGGAATCTTGGCGACCACTCATACTTCAGTACTAACAATGTAGATGCTGCTCAGTATCGCGGTATTATGCCTTCGATGCGTGAAGGAGTAGGTCTAAAGAAGTATAGTAAAAAATGGGTCGAGTCCACATACAAGACCACTAAAGATCTTAAAGCTCCTTCGGCGAAAGAGTCATACGAGATCTTTAATAAGGTCATGAACGAACCAGTTATGTATGTCGGCCGAAAGAAACAAGCGATTCTTGGAAAAGAGTACATCAATTCAATGTACTATCCACAGGTCGCTACAAATGATGTGTATACAAAGTTCTTGGCCGCTCAATTTCTGAAGAACCATTTCAATGACGCATATGTTAGTGAAGTTAAGAACCGCGATTACAACGCCCTTCAAGACTTTAACGATGCTAATGGGGTTAGTAAATCTCCGATTGTGGCATTGGATCCTGACGGGTCTGTTCGGGAAGTTGGGCGTAAGGCACTGTCTGCCTGGGACATTAACGAGTCCCAGAAGAATCTCAAAGTATTTCGATAACCAGAGGAGGGCTAAACGAATTGGCTGATACCTTCGGCACCAGGTTAGCCCACGCCTGGAACGCATTCACGGGCCGGGAGAACCCCAAGGAATACTGGACCTCTGGACCGGTAACCACCATGCGACCGTCCTCGGTAACTAGGCGGCTTCTTCCGAACGACAAATCACTAATCAAGACGATCTATAACCAGATCGCAATTGACGTCTCTTCAGTAAACTTCCGCCATGTTCGAGTCGATCAAAATGGTAGATTCAAGGAAGAGATGCGATCAGACTTGAATGAGTGTCTAAGCGTCGCTCCAAATCTCGATCAGACAATTCGACCTTTCATCCAAAGTCTGGTACTTAGTCTGTTCGATGAAGGCGCAGTCGCTCTCGTTCCGGTCGACACCACGTTGAATCCTAAAGAGACCGAGTCTTTTGACATTCGTTCCCTACGGGTCGGTCGAGTGGTTGATTGGCGACCTCGCCATGTCACTGTCGAGGTATACAATGACGAAGACGGACAGAAGCACGAGATCCTCATGCCTAAGAAGTCCGTAGCGATCATTGAGAATCCGATGGCTGATGTCATGAACGGGCCTAACTCGACGATCTCAAGACTCCAGCGGAAGCTGTCGATCTTGGACTCGATTGATGAAGCTGCTGGCAAGGGTAAGTTGGACCTTATCATCCAGCTCCCCTACGTCATCAAGTCTGAAGCTCGTCAGGAGCAGGCTAAGAAGCGCCAAGCGATGATTGACGAGCAGCTGAATAATTCTCCTCACGGTATCGTCTATACCGACGGAACTGAGAAGATTACTCAGCTCAATCGTCCGGCCGAGAACAACCTCTTGGACCAGATTAAGTTCCTCAATGAGGAATTGTACAATCGTCTGGGGATGCCTGCCGACGTCTTCCAGGGCAAGGCGACCGAAGAGATGATGCTTAACTATTGGAATCGATGCGTCGAACCAATAGTGGCTGCTATCGCGGATGCAATGAACCGAACGTTCTTGACAAAGACTGCTCGGACTCAGGGACAGCGGGTAATTTATCAACGAGACGTGTTCCGTAACACCACTATCACAGGTCTTGCAAACGTCGCCGACATTCTCATTCGTAACCAGGTTCTTACCGGTAATGAACTGCGTCCGGTGTTCGGGTTCCCGCAGTCGGATGAGCCTATTGCCGACCAGCTCGGTAATCCTAACGTCAATCAGCTCGACTCGTATGGAGGCAACAGCTATCCAGAGTATACTGATCCGACATACTACGATGAACAGGAGGAGTAGTCAAAATGGGAGTTTCGAAGCACGACTTCGACTTTAGTGGCTACGCTACTCGAAACGACCTGCGCTGCTCTGATGGGCGAACTATCCGTTCTGACGCATTCGTCGATAACGATGGCGGAGTCGTCCCGCTCGTTTGGCAGCACGGCCACGATTCGCCTGACAATGTTCTCGGACACGCTAAGCTCGAGAACCGCAAGGACGGCGTATACTGCTACGGCAAGTTCAACAAGAGCGAGTATGCCGTAACTGCGAAGGAGCTCGTGGAGCATGGCGATGTTACCAGTCTGTCGATCTTCGCTAACAAGCTGACCCAGCGAGGCGGAGACGTTCTACATGGAAACATCGTCGAAGTGAGCCTTGTCCTTTCCGGCGCCAATCCCGGAGCTCGAATTGACAATGTATCCCTTCAACATTCGGACGGGTCCGTTGAGGAACTCGACGAAGCTATTATCCATACAGGCCTTTCTCTGAGTCACGGAGATGAGCCGGAAGAGAATAACTCCAAGGAGAACGAAGTGGCTGATTCCGAAGAGACTGTGGCCGATGTCCTCGAGACCCTCACAGACAAGCAGAAGGATGCTGTCTACTATGTGATTGGTCAGGCCCTTGAGGACGCTGCCGACAATGACAGCGATGACAACGACAACGACAACGAGGAAGACGAGGCTATGCACTCCAACATCTTCGAGAACGAGAAGACCATGACTGGTACCGACAACGAGTATGCTCTCGCTCACTCCGCGGTTGAGGATGCTCTGAACGATGCTCGGTCTCACAACCTTAGCTCCTTCAAGGACGCGTTCCTTGCCCACGCGGGAACCTATGGTATCGACAACATCGATATCCTGTTCCCCGACGCTCGGGCAGTCACCGATGAGCCCACCTTCATCAAGCGTCGGACCGATTGGGTTGCCAAGGTTCTTGACACTGCCAAGCACTCGCCGTTCTCCCGGATCAAGTCCATTCACGCGGACATCACCGATGACAAGGCTCGTGCTCTTGGTTATGTCAAGGGCAATAAGAAGAAGGAGGAGGTGTTCAAGCTCCTCAAGCGAGTGACGACGCCTACCACCATCTACAAGAAGCAGAAGTTCGACCGTGATGACCTTATCGACATCACTGACCTGAACGTCATCGCCTGGGTCAAGAAGGAGATGCGTCTCATGCTTGATGAGGAGCTCGCTCGCGCGGCTCTGATCGGCGATGGTCGCGACATCTCCTCCCCGGAAAAGATCAACGAGGAGAACATCCGTCCTATCTGGAAGGACGACGAGCTCTACTCCATTAAGGTTATCCTCGATAAGAAGGTTGTCGGCGAGGATCTGGTCGACGCGTTTGTCAAGGCCTTTGCTGACTACGAGGGTACTGGAACTCCCACCCTCTTCACGACTCAGACCGTTGTTACCGAACTTCTCCTGCTGAAGGACAAGATTGGCCGCCGCCTCTACGAGACCAAGGCCTCTCTGGCTTCGGCTCTGGGAGTTTCCGACATCGTCGAGGTTCCCGTCATGAAGGGTGCCGCTCGAGACACCAAGAAGAACGGCAAGGTCGATCTTATCGGTATCATCGTCAACGTCGCCGATTACACGATCGGCGCAGACAAGGGCGGCGAGGTCAACATGTTCGATGACTTTGACATCGACTTCAACCAGTTCAAGTACCTGCTTGAGACTCGTTGCTCTGGTGCTCTGACCCAGCCGAAGACCGCCATCGTCGTCGAGCGTAAGCAGACCGACACCCCGGTTGTCCCCGAGGCCTGATAGGTCAAAATGGCACGTTTCGCAGGGAGTGTGGGGTTCGTCAAGTACGAAGAGACGAGCCCCGGGGTCTATGAAGAGAAGATTGACGAACGCTTCTTCGTCGGCGATGTACTCCGTGGGCAGCGAAACTTGCGATCTGATGAAGACAACGTGCACGGGCGTCTTAACGTAAATAACAGCATTAGCATTATTGCGGACAACAGCGCCATCCAGGACATGTTCAACATCAGGTATGTGGTTTGGATGGGGTATCGATTTGTCGTCACCAATGTCGAGATTCGGTACCCCCGTGTGATCCTCACAGTCGGAGGTATTTATAATGGGCCTTCGAACTGATCTCCAAAAACTCTTAGAGGAAACTGCGGGCGATAAAGAGGTCTATTTTCAAGCACCTCCCCGTTTGGCCGGATCAGTTCCCTACATAGTTTACGAGTTGGAGGATCGTAACACTCGCCATGCGGATAACATTCCGTATCGCCACATCAAGCGGTACTCGGTAACTGTTATATACAGAAATCCCGATGACCCGCTTCCCGACAAGATCGCGGATCTTCCAGGGTGTACTACAGACCGAATGTTCGTCGCCAACGGTCTCTACCATCAAGTTTTCAGACTCTATTACTAGGAGATAGAATGGCAGTCATCGAGTGGGACAAGATTGGAGAGCACCGGTATGAGTCCGGTGTCGACCATGGCGTCCTGTTTGTCTGGGACAAGTCTAAGAAGTCCTATGGAAAGGGCGTCGCTTGGAACGGCCTTACTAAGGTCACCGAGAAGCCTTCTGGTGCGGAGGGTAACAAGAAGTACGCGGACAACATCGCGTACCTGAACATGGTCTCTGCGGAGGAGTTCGCAGCCACCATTGAGGCGTACACCTACCCGGATGAGTTCCTCGCCTGCGACGGTGTCTCCACGCCCAAGAAGGGCCTCCAGGTCGGACAGCAGGAGCGTGCGTCTTTTGCCATGTCTTACCGCACCAAGGTTGGTAATGACACCGATGGTCAGGACGCGGACTACAAGATCCACCTGGTCTACGGGCTTCTCGCTGCCCCTTCCGAGAAGGGCTATGAGTCTATCAACGACTCTCCCGAGCCCATCGCGTTCTCGTGGGAGGCCAAGTCGACACCGGTTCCTCTTGCTGGGTTCAACCCGGTCTCGTCCATCACACTGCTCGCGTCCGAGTTCCAGCCGTCGGATCTCAAGAAGATCACCGACAAGATCTACGGAACCGCTTCCGAGGACTCGAAGCTCCTCCTCCCCGACGAGGTCTTTGCGACCCTTGGTATCACCGGCCAGGTTGGTCCGTGATCTAGATTAGGATAGTCCCGTGCTTACGTTAACAATTGATTCGATCGAATTCTACAATGAAGAGACTGAAACTTTTGAGTATCGTGGGGGCGGGACTATCCACCTCGAGCATAGCTTGTTGTCTATGTCAAAATGGGAGTCTGAGTGGAAACGAGCGTTTCTACACTACCCTCCCGAAACCATGGACGAAGTGATCTACTACATCCGGTGTATGTCTCTGGACGGAGAAATTTCCGACGACCTGATTTTAGGTTTGACACCTAAGCATATAGAACAGGTCTTCGCCTATATGACGGATACGAGAACCGCTTCGACGATTAAAACTCGTCCCGGTAAGGAAAAAGAGAGCCCTGAATTAACCACCACAGAGTTAATCTACTATTGGCTTGTCGCTCTCGATATTCCCTTCTCGTGCGAGACTTGGAACATAAATCGTTTGCTGATGCTTATCCGGATCAACAACATCAAGAATGAACAAGCCAATCCCAATGCACCGAAGCGCCCCATAGACGAAATTTCTAGAGACTATCGTGCCGAGAACGAACGTCGCCGAGCGATGTATGGAACGAAAGGATAGAGTATGAGTTCCACAGAAGAGTACCCTGAGGAGGCTTTTGCGCCTCAGGTCCATATCGGTACCGATCCCATGGAGGACGCCGGTATTCATGTCTCTCAGACTACGGAGGTAATGCAGTGAGTGTCGCACAGCAGGTTCTCGCTCGAGCAGCCGCAAGGATCGGCTATTACGCTCCTGACGACCCTGAGCCCGGCTCTGAGGCCGGTCGCTATTGGGCAAACAAGACCGGACAGCAGTGGCTTGCCGGACCCTCAGACAGCGTCTGGTGGTGTATGCTGTTTGTCTCTATGTGCCTTGATGAGTGTGGGCAGATCGATGCGATTGGCGGATTCTCCTTCAACACCGACTACACTGTCAATAAGGTCCGACAGCATCCCGACGCTTACTTCGTGTCGGTTTACGACGCCCAGCCGGGAGATGTCGTTATCTACAACTGGGACGGTGGTGGCACTGACCACGTCGGGTTCGTTGAGAAGAACCTCGGCGGCGGTACGCTCCAGACCATTGAGGGTAACACGTCGTCTGGTAGCTACGGTTCTCAGTCCGCCGGTAACGGTGTTTGGCGCCGAGTCCGCAGTGAGTCGATCGCATATGTGATCCGTCCGGCGTACTCTGATTCTGGAGCCTCTACGGGAGCTACGCCGTCTGGTCCCGCCGACATCCGGACCCTTCAGCGGGCTGTCCGCGCCACTCCCGACAACGTGGCCGGCCCCAACACCCGCGCTCGCTGCTATGCTCTCGCCGCTGCGTCCAACTGGGGAGGTAACTCCTTCCCTTATGGCGTGCAGTTTACGCAGTCTGTCGTGGGTACTGACCAGGACGGAATCTGGGGTGACGCCTCGGAGGAGGCTCATGATGCCACTGTCGAGAACGTTCAGGCTGCCGTAGGCGCTGAGGTCGACGGAATCTACGGGCCCGACACCAACGCTCGAGTCAACTCGATGCTTGATCGGGCCGAGCAGCCGTAAACGTCAAAATGGTAGTCAGGAGGCAATCGGATGGATTTTACGTTCAGCTCTACTGGAGACTACTCTCAAACTGAGTCCTGGTTGAAAGGGCTCCGCGACGGTAAGTACCTGAAAGTCCTTGACGCCGCCGGGAGTAAGGGCGTGAACGCGCTGTCTAAAGCCACTCCGGTTGCCTCTGGCAGGACTGCCGGCTCATGGTCGTACGAAGTCAAACGCAAAGGCAAGAGCGCCGAGATTATTTGGAAGAACGACCATGTCGAGAACGGGTTCAACGTGGCTGTTGGTCTTCAGTATGGCCACGGGACCCGTAATGGCGGTTACGTCCGGGGTATCGACTACATCAACCCGGCTTTGCGCCCTATTTTCGAACAAATACTACGTGACGTAGAGGGGGCTTTGAAGAGTGGCTAGTATTGACGAGCGAATTGTATCGCTGAAATTCAACGCTGACCAGTTTTCCAACAACGTCAACAAGTCCCTAGGCCTTCTAGACCGGCTCAAGCAGAAGTTAAATCTCAAGGGTGCCGGGCAGGGCATGGCCGAGGTCTCAGGCGCCATTAATAAGGTTAACTTCAACCCGATTCTGAGTGGACTCGAAAGCGCTCGAAACGGCTTCTCGACTTTGGCTATTGCCGCCGGTACTGCGCTCGGTAACATCGCGACAACTATCGCATCCAAGGTGGGGAGCGCGCTTAACTCTCTTTCATTCAAGCCGATGAAGGATGGTTTCGCGGAGTACGAGCAGGGTCTAAACTCTGTCCAGACCATTCTCAACAACACCAAGTCTAAGGGTGAGTCCATTCAGACCGTTAACGCGGCTCTGAAGGAGCTCAACACGTATGCGGACCAGACGATTTATTCGTTCTCCGACATGACGAAGAATGCTTCGTTGTTCACGGCCGCTGGCGTCGGACTTAAAGAATCCACCTCGGCAATTAAGGGACTTTCGCAGTTCGCGGCCGTTGCAGGCGTCAACTCGCAAGAGGCTTCTCGAGCGATGTTCCAGATGTCACAGGCCATTTCTTCAGGAACGGTTAAGCTCCAGGACTGGATGTCTGTCGAGAACGCTGGAATGGGTGGCGAGCAGTTCCAGAATGCTCTTAAGAGGACTGCTCGGGCGCATGGAGTTCACGTTGACGAGCTCATCGCCCAGGAAGGATCCTTCCGAGCATCTTTGTCTAAAGGCTGGCTTGACTCATCGATCATGCTCGAGACTTTGTCTCAGATGGCCGGAGAGTATAACGAAGAGCAGCTCCGAACGATGGGCTACACCGACGAGGAGATCGCCCAGATCCAGGAGCTCGCCCAGACGGGTTTGGACGCCGCCACCAAGATCAAGACCTTCTCTCAGTTGGTCGATGTGGTCAAGGAGGAGATGGGGTCTGGATGGGCTGAGACCTGGCAGATTCTACTTGGCGACTTCGAGGAAGCTTCACAGTTGTGGACTACCGTCGGGAACGCCATTACTGGAACTCTTTCGGGTATGTCTAAAGCTCGAAACCAGATGCTTCAGGGGTGGAAGGACCTCGGCGGTCGTACCGAAGTTATTAATGCTCTGATAAACACGGTCAAGGGGATTGTTCCGCTCTTCTCAGCCATTGGTAAGGCCTGGCAACAGGTATTCCCGCCGATGACCGCGCAGACCCTTCTTAAGATGACTCACGGCTTCTCGACATTTATCCAGAAGCTCGTTCCTAGTCAAGGAACCATCGATAAGATCGCTCGAGCCTTCAAGGGTGTATTCTCAATTCTCCATATCGGCGTGACTATCGTAAAGTCTGTTGGTGTGGTCTTCGGGAAGATATTCTCGGCTTTCGGATCTGGTGCCGGTGGGGTACTGTCATTCTCAGCAAAGCTCGGGGATCTTGCAGTACGCCTCGATCAGTTCCTAACCGGTTCGGGACGTCTCCAGCGGTTTATCGAGGGTTTCGGCGATATTGTCTCAGGCGTTATCAGATCCATTATCTCGTTCGTTAGCGGCGTAGTTAAGGCTATCGGAGACTGGGCTAAGTCGATCCATCTTGTCGAAGGCCTCAAGGCTGCTTGGGAAGGCTTTAAGGACTCTATGTCTGGAGTCAAAGATGCCATTTCCAAGGTCCTCGGCGTATTTACTCGATACGATCAGGCGCTTACTGTCGCTCAGAAGTCCGGTGAGGGCGCTAAGTTCGTACTCGAGAAGCTTAAAGCCGCGTTTGAGGGACTTCTTAAGGCTGTCCGAAAGGTTGCTCCCTACGTCAAGTCTGCCTTCGACAAGGTCTTCGAGGTTATCGGTAAGATTGCCAGCGGGATGTCTTTGGACGATATCTTGAAGAGTCTTCTGACCGTTGGTGGTCTCGGAGCGCTCAAGAAGTTCTCCGATGTGATGGGTGGCGTCCAGGGTATCATCGAGAAGTTCAAGCAGGGCGGAGAAGATTCGCCCGGTTTGATCACACGCATCAAGGACGCTTTCTCACAGCTGACAGACTCCCTTAAGGAGATGCAGACCAGCCTCAAGGTCGCTCAGCTCATGACGATCGCTGTCGCTATCGGTATCTTGACTGCTTGTGTTTACACCATTTCTCGGATTCCGGCGTCTTCACTTCTGAAGGCTACCGGTGCTATTTCCGTGATGATGGCACAGCTTGGCGCATCTCTAGCCATGTTCACGAGTATCGTCGATACTAAGAGTACCACCGATATTATCAAGGCTACAGCGGCTTTGGTGCTTATCGCTTTCGCCATTCGGATTCTCTCGAGTGCTGTGGAAAAGCTAAGCAAGATCGAGTGGAAGGGTCTTCTTAAGGGCCTTGGCGCTACGATCGCGCTTCTAGCAGGCATTACGCTTGCTATGAAGTTCATGGACTCGGATAACGGATCCTCTCTCAAGGCCGCGGCGGCTATGATCCTTATTGCGTTTGCGATTCGGATGTTGGTCGGTGCTGTTGAGCGCTTGGGCGAGATCGACTGGAAGAAGCTTCTTAAGGGTCTCGGCGCGGTTCTCGTGCTTCTGGCGGCAATCGTGATCGCTATGAAGTTCGCTGGCACCGGATCGACAATTCGAGGAGCTTTGGCCATCGTTGCTATTGCCTTCGCTATCGATATGCTTGTCAAGCCAATTAAGAAGCTCGGCGAGACTCGATGGAAGGAACTAGCTAAGGGTCTTGGCTCGGTTGTGGTCATTCTCGCAGCTGTTGCAGCCTTCTCGCATTTCTCAGGAGGCGCTAGCAGCCTTCTAAGCGCTGCTGGGTTGTTCATCATCGCGATGGCTATCGAGAGAATTTCTGATGTCGTTATAGACCTCGGAAAGCAGAACTGGAAGACTCTCGCTAAGGGTCTTATTTCTATGGGTGTTGCTCTGGCAGCTGTTGGAGCATTCATGGCGCTCGTTCCACCCACCGGGCTTCTTGCCGCTGCCGGACTTGTTGTGGCTGCCTACGGCCTGAAGGTTATCGGCGGAGTTATGGAGAAGTGGGGTAAGATGTCATGGAGCGAGATCGGTAAATCCATGGTGATGCTCGGCGGGACTCTGTTGATTCTCGCTGCGGGTGTTACCGCCATGACGTTCGCTCTCCCAGGCGCGATTGCTCTCGGTGTGGTTGCTGCGGCCCTTATGGGTCTCTATCCAGTACTCATGGGCTTCAGTAAGCTGTCCTGGGGAGAGATCGCAAAGGGTCTTGCGATGCTCGCGGGTACCCTAGCCGTCTTCGTGATTGCTGGATACGCAGTGACGCCGGTGGTTCTTCCTCTTATGGGTCTTGCCGCCGCTATTACGATGATTGGTTTGGCCGTGGCCTTGGCGGGAACCGGTGTGTTTCTGTTTGCCGCTGGGTTGGGTACATTGGTCGCTGTCGGGACCGTCGGACTCGACGCTCTTAAGGCGACACTGGATGCTCTGGCGGAATCGATTCCTAAGTTCGGAACAACCCTCGCCGAGGCATTTGTCAACTTCACGACGACTCTCGCGAACAACGTTGAGACAATCAAGGCGAACTTCGTAACGATCATCGGCTCGATGATTGACGCGGGCATTGAGCTCCTACCTAAGTTCACCGAGCTTGCTATCACGATTATCAATTGTCTTTGTGAAGCGGCTAAGACGTGTATTCCAAACATCATCGATACTGGTTGGACAATTATTCTGGCCTTCCTTCGTGCTATGCGGGATCACGTCGGTGAAGCCACCAATATCGCGATTGATATTGTTCTCAACTTCATTTCCGCGGTCCGCGCAAGGCTCCCGGAGATTGTTGACGCTGGTTGGAAGTTGGTTATCGACTTCATCAACGCCATGACTCAGGCGCTGCATGATAATGGACCGGCACTCCGAAAGGCCATCCGAGAGTTGATCAAGGAGTTCATCAACCAGGGGAAGCTCGCGCTTCAGGAACAGGTCTCCGAAGTCAAGGAAAAGGCTAAGGGAATCGGTCAAGCGATCATTGACGGAACTAAGAATGCCATTAACAATGGTATCCAATCCGTTAAGGACACTGCGTCCAGCATGGCTCAAGGTGCGCTTGCGGCCGCTAAATGGGCCCTCGGGATTAAATCTCCTTCTCGAGAGTTCAAGAAGGTCGGTAAGCATGTGGTTGAGGGCTTCATCGTAGGTGTGAACAATAATACGCATCATGCCGAGAAGTCTACACGTACGCTGGCGATCAAGTCGATCAAGTCGTTCCAGAAGGCCGTCGAAGAGCAGAAGCTCAACGAGATGGTCTTGGCTCGACCTCAGATCAAACCCGTTCTGAACATGAAGGGTGTCCGTAAGGCTCTTTCGAATACGTCGGGAATGTTTAAGGCGGGAGTCAGCCTAGAGGGGTGGCGCTCTTTCGAGGAACGTCACAGGGATCTCGCAGGATGGGGTATTCGTGATGGAGGCGGACGTCTCGTCACAACCTACATGCTCAATGAGATCATGCGCAAACAACTTGCTCTGGAAGAGGAGCAAAAACGGGTGCAGAAGCCCACTCAGATTCAGTTCATTCAGAACAATACATCTCCGAAGGCGCTATCTCCGACAGAGATCTATCGCCAGACGAAGAATCAGCTGTCAATGGCTAAGGGGGTTCTTGAACGGTGATTAGGTCCATCGCTGCGATTTCCTACGCGGACGAGCGATTGGAGCTTACACTGAACGATCCTTATGAAGATGGTATAGCGGTGCTCAATGTCGATGGCATCGGGCCCGCTAAAGCCACCATTCATACATCATCGATCGCTTCCAATGACGGCGATGCTTTCAACGGCGCTAGGGTGGGCGGGCGAAACATCTCGCTCACCCTGGGTCTCCTGACCCAACCCGATGTGGAGCGCGCTCGTCATAAGCTCTATCGCATTTTTCAGCCGAGTCGCGAAGTCTGCCTTGAGTTTCATACGGATTATCGACATCTTCACATTAAAGGCTGGGTTGAATCCATAGATCCGGTTATATTTACGGAGAAGGAAGAGGTCGCCATTTCGATCATCTGTCCAGATCCGTTCTTTCACGGTCTTGGCGCTAGCCGCTATGAGGTATTCCCTTTCCAGCTCGACGAGCCGAATATGGAGTTCGAGTTTCAAGACCCGACCCCGACTAGCCCGACGATCGAGATTTCTAAACGAAAGTCAGAGTCTGAGACTCTTATCGAGTATTCTGGCGACGCGGAAACCGGCGTAACTATCACGGTCGCCGCAACTGGTACCGTTAAGAATTTCTCTATTTGGAATCGATTTACTGCTGAAAAGTTTTATGTCGACACCAAATACTTTGATCGAATTGGTCAAAAGACACAACTCGATAAAGGCGATGTTGTAACGATCACCTCGCAACAGGGAAACAAACGCGTTACGCTTCGCAGGGCGGGGACATGGCAAGAGATTAATATTATCCAGTGCATTCCGCTGAATAATGATTGGCTCACCATCCGCCCTGGACGAAACGTCATGTATTTCCAGGCTGAGGAGGGTCGAGACAACATGTTGGTCTCGCTCGAGGTCGAAGTTCGATATTCTGGAGTATAATATGCACGTATTTCTCGTGGATTATGACATGCATACCAAACGTGTCATCGATAAGATTAGCTCCGCAATTTGGACGGTTCGATACAATAAGTGTGGGGACTTCGAGTTGAAGATTCCCGCGGACGAGGCCATGAAAGGCCCTATCGAGCATCATGACGGGATTTATTTCCCTGCGTCCGGTGACTACATGCTCATCGAGTCGATTGAAATGACCACGGACGAAGATCAAGGCGATTACGTGACGCTTAAAGGGCGGACGTATGACTCGCTTCTTGACCGTCGGATCATTCCAACGACGATGACCGTAAACTACAGCTTCATGAACGTCATCTTCGGTATTCTGAATCAGAACGTCTTGAATCCTCAGAACTCCGCCCGTAAGATGAACGAGCTGACTTGGATCTGGCCTGAAAACATGCCAGCCGATCAAGGCGGGAATATCAGCGCCCAGTATACCGGCGATAACTGCCTCGAGCTTATTCAGAAGCTGTGTCAGGAACGACATGTCGGGTATCGGATGCCGTATCGTCCAACCTTTACACGTATGGAACGATATCAGTTCCAGCTTTATTGGGGCGTAGAGAGACATTTCAACCAGCAAAAGAATCCGTATGTGATCTTCTCTCCCGACTACGATAATCTTAGGAAGACTAAGTATCTGACGTCGGCAGAGAAAGAGAAGACTATCGCATACGTCGCTGGTGAGGGCGAGGGTAAAGACCGAAAAGGTCGTTGGGCGGACCGAAAGGGGACTCCTGCGATCTTCCAGGCTAGGACTAACTCTGGGTGGCGTCGAAAAGAGATATTCATCGATGCTCGAGATATTCAGAGTAAGAACGTGGGAGACAATATAATCTCCACCCAAGAGTATCTCGCCATGCTCGAGCAGCGCGGACGAGAGAAATTGGTCGATCACACCGTAACGAGTGTCTACGATGGCGAGCTAGTCCCCACTTCTCAGTGGAAGTTTGGCGAGGACTTCAAAATGGGAGACGTCGTCCAAATCCAGAACCGACTGGGCATCATGAGTGTCGGTCGAGTGACCGAGTATATTCGTTCATACACCCCAGATGAGGGTTGGAATGAATACCCCACATTCGAAACTTACTACAATCAAGAGGGGTAACTGTGGCTGTTACTTATGGTTTTTATAGTTCCACGAATGGGGACCGAAAATACTCCGCTGATCAGTTTGGATCGCTTTTTCGGGGGATCATTACCAATGGTATCTTCCTAAACGTCGGACAGGCCCTTGAGGTTTCTGCGGGACGAAACAATGTTACCACGGGATCGTTCGTAACCATTAAGCCGGGGCGAGCCTGGTTTATGGATACGTGGATCGACAACAGCGAGGACTTCCGACTGAATCTCGATGGCCCGGATACGCTTTACGATCGTATTGATGCCATCGTTATCGAGGTCGACAAGAACCCCACAGTCCGACGATCCGAGTTCAAGGCGATCAAGGGAACCCCATCTAAGAGTCCTCAGCGGCCTGCTCTGTATAACTCGAACGTTAAGGGGCAGTTCCCTCTCGCATATGTTCGAGTGACCCGAGGGGTTCCTAACATCTATGCCTGGTCGATCGTCAACAACCGAGGGACTTCGTCCTGCCCGTTCATCACGGGGCCACTCCAGACTTTGCAGATCGACACGCTGGTCGATGAGTGGCGTTCTTCCTGGGAGCACTGGTTTACCGACGCTCAGAAGGTGACGGACGATGCTAAGCGAGACTTGTTCGCGAGCTTCAAGCAGAAGTACGACGAGTGGGTTCTCTATATGGAAGACAAGCTGTCTGGTAATCAGGCGGCAAAGCTTCAGATGCAGATCGACCGAATGAGGGAGCTTCTCGGCGAGGGCTCGGATGATGAGCGCCTTATTTATGATACCATCGAAGACAACAACGGTCTCACGCTGTTCGATTCTATGGGGTCTCCAGTTATCGGTCGACGAGTCTACAAGTTGCAGTAAGGGGTAATCAATGCCTGATATTAAGCCTACTCGGTGGAATGGCAAGTATCCCGACCGAGTCAACACGTCCCCTGCGGACGCTCTTGTGGTTGATACCGATACAGGTACAAACACGCTGTATATGGAGGACCTTAAGCGCTACGTCATTAGTGACGTCGGTGGCGGTATCGAGGGTAAGCAGGGACCTCCTGGACCTAAGGGTGAGCCTGGTCAGAACGGAGCTCCGGGCGAACGTGGTCCAAAGGGT